CAATCACAAGCCTTATTGACCTCTCATAAGTCTCACCGTCAGGGTCATAAATCTTCTCTATCCGTTCTTCCTCTGTCCTAATCGCATCTGCACAGGCTTTATAGTTTTTAAAGAAAGATACTAATTGATCGCCAATTTCAGCGTAAATAGCCTTCTCATCAAACGTCGCTTTTGTCTTTACCTTTTCAGTTTTGACTGGCCTAATATCTTCGAGTTCTTTTTTCTCAGGCTCGGCAAATAACTTTGATATCCAACCCCAAACTCCCTTAACCTCTTTGGTTATCTTTTTGACTTCTCCAACCGTCTTGCTGACCTCATTAACCAAAGCCCGCCCTTCGTTATACATAGCGCATAACTCTTTGACCCCAGTGAATGCGGCATTGGCAGCTTGGAAAAGAAGTAAAAATTCAATTTACGTCACCTTAAGCAGGAGTACCATAAGATGTTACTTTAGCAAGAGAAATCCAATTTCCACTTGAATCAAGTGATGCTACAACTGTTCCGTTATAGCTAAATTCAAGCACTGTTGGCGTACCGCCAGTCTGAACTGTCCAACCTCCTGAGTTTGAAATTTTTGTTGACGTTGTTGCGGTTGTTGCGTTACCGCCAATATTTAAAGCTGATGCTGTACCTGTTAACCCCGTACCCGCTCCAGTAAAAGAAGCACCGCTAATTGTCCCAGTAGCAGTAAAATTACCAGCTGTACCAGTATTAGCAGCGAAGAAATTAGTACCATCTGTAAATACAGTTACTGTAGCTCCAGCAGCAATAGAGACAGTCGTACCTGATGAACCTGTAACTTGAAGAGTTGCTATGTAAGAAGTATTGTTGTATATGATATAAGTTTTTTGTGAATTAGATGGAGTAGTAATAGTGAAGTTAGCATTTACTCCGCCATTTGTAAATATAAGAACTGCGCAAATAGCTTGGTTATTAGCAAGTGTAGAAGTCGCCCCATTTAAATAAGTAAGAGCTTGCGGTGTAGTTGTTACAGATATAGTTTGTAGTCCAGCAATAGCTTGTTCAAAAATATATTGGAAATTATTATTTGTGGTTGCACCCCAAGTACCAGCTTGGTCTCCTGCCCCCATAAGTTGAATGCGTAAGTCTGTTGAGTAGGTACTTGACATTTTTTGTCCTTATTGGCTGTTATTTACTTTAGTCCATGTTATAGACTGTGAATCATTTATTTGTGTCCATGTTACAGACTGTGAATCATTTATTTTTATCCAGTATGATTCGCCTTGAAACTCAGCAACGCTAAGTATCTCTGTTACTGCCGTTTTAAATTGCGCATAAATTACGGGCGTATCTGTAATGTTAGTTGCTTCTGTTATTGGTACACCATAATTTGTTTGAGTTGATGCGCTTGAAGCAGAGCCTACATTTTCTGTAACAATATTGAACGAAATAAATCCGCCAGTTGGGGTATCTATTGCGCCCATATTTTCTGTTACAGAATAAGTATATACACGACCAGCCAAATTAGAATCGGCTTGAATAATGCCTTCTACAATTCCAAAATAAAAAACATCAATTTCAGCATTTGTATCGTTAGATGTTGTTACTTCAGTAATAAATATACCGTAATTAGTAATTTGTGTACTAGAATCCGCAGCCCCAATATTTTCTGTTGCAGTTGACGCATACCCCGCTGCAAATACTTGAGAGTCAGCGCTCCCCAAATTCTCTGTTGTAGACAGAGGATAGATATTTGAAGCAATATCCACAAAAGATATTTGTGCAAAAGGGGACGCGCCGTACAGCATTAATATTTTCCTTCAGCAAATACGTTTACAAATACAGTATTGTCTTCTAATGCTTCAATTTCATGCCATTCACCTTCTAGCAAATTTAGTGGCTGAGAGTTCTTATCTATCGTGTAACTACGGCCTTCTAAGCTTACCAAACAAGATCCATTGTGGCAAATGGTTGCGTGTGCATATGAATGCTCATGGCGTGGCAATCCCTCACCCTTGTTAGCATGAAACACATTAAGTTGTGCGCTTTCATAGGTAAAAACATGTTGTGGGCTTATTCCTTGTACCATTATGCTTGCTGTGTCCCAGTTGTTTTAGGTTGTGCGGATGCAGGTGGGAATACTGGCTGTGGCTCATTGGTCGTTAAAACTGTACCATTCCATGTAAATCCAATATCTCCTGCGCCAACAACTTCAGTCAACACATAAGCGCTACCACTTAGTTGCCAAACCATAGCAGGTGTTGTGGCCTGTGGAAGTTGAATAGATCCCGCAGGAGGAGTCCAGTCTGAGCCTCCATCCCACATTACGTTATTGATTACTACGTTGTTTTCAATGATTAAATATGCTTGTATTGTCATCTCGATCACCATTCAAAAATTACTACACCAGAAGCACCATTGCCCCCCGAATAATTAGTAGGGGGGCAACAACCATGACCAATTAGGCCACCACCACCTCCTCCACTTCCATATCCTACACCTGCCAAACCATTTGCCGCAGTACCAGTAGGATAACCTCTACCCCCACCACCCAAAGTTGAACCTGCACCCGCACCATAACTTACATTAATATTGGTGGTATATTGTGTTGGAAAATTTCCGCCTATGTTTAAAGTTGCATTACTTGCGCTTCCTGGAGATGTTCCACTACCACCTGTAGCACTAATTGTTGTAATACTTTGAGTACCAGATGCAACGCTTGATGTACCACCTGTTCCACCTCCTGATAAACTAGCGGCACCACTACCCCCACTGCCAACAGTAACAGTTAATGTATTGCCTGGGGTAAGTGAAGTTAAATAAGATATTGCAGTCCCTGCGCTACCACCGCCTACTAATGTTCCTCCACCCCCACCACCTCCGAGTACCGTTATTTTTAATGCTGTTGCATTGGCGGGTATAGTAAATGTTCCTGAAGATGTAAATACTTGCGCAAGTACGCCAGGAAAACCTGCATTAGGAGCTTGAGATACCCAGGAAGTACCATTAGATGTAAGTACATTAGCGGAAGTACCGGGTGAAGGTAAAGCTGTGGATTGGGTGGTACTATCCCCAAATGTTATTGTTCCATTACCTACTATTGTTGACATATTTTATTCTCCAAAATTTCAATGCGTTTTAGTAATTCCGTAATCGCCCCAAATGATAGCGTAGCCAATTTATCATAGTCTACTGCTAATGTTCCATCTGAGCGAGTTCTAACGGCGGTCGGAAAAACTTTTTGTACGTCTTGAGCAACTACACCAAAATCCGATTTACGCACAAAATAGCCGTCTTCACCACCCGCTTTATTAATATAAGCATCGGTCCAATCAAATGTTTTGCTACCAATAGCCATTACTATTTCTAGTGCGTTAGGTACGTCTTGAATATTTTCTTTAAGTGTAGCATCAGAAGAATAATAAGCGGTGACGTTATTGGTTGCGCGAATCTCTCCTGATGTACCAGAAGCGGCTGTACCAACACCTAACGAACCAAACTGAATGCTTGGCATATTTTGGTAAACAGCATATTCAGCAGGATATGTAACAAATACATTAACTGTTCCACTAAATGAAACAACTGAACCTGAATTAGAAGATGCAATTATTGTCGTACGAGCAAGCGAACCTGTAGTGTAAGTGCCAAGCCCTACTTCCCAATTACCCGAAAGATCTGTAGCGCCATAATAAGTTGTATTACCGCTAGTTAAAGCGGTAAAGCTTTGATAGCCAGTAACTGCAGACCCAAGAGTAAAACTACTTGTTGTGTACGTTGAGCTGGTTACAAAGACTCTATCAGCAAATTGAAGAGCCATTTAAACCCCCTTAAGAAGTAGCGGTCGTACTATATGTCACAGAAACTGTATCGCCTGCTGTTGTTCCTTTAGATACACTAAAATTACTTTCAGAATACAAAGTACCTGCAGTTGAGTTTTGTGTACTTACAGCTCCTGTACCCAGCACCAAGAAACATCCGTAAACTGTACCGCCGCCACCTGTAATTGTGTAGGTAATAGCTGTAGCTGTGGAAGATGTTACGTTAGAAGGTGTTGAACCTGTACTTGTAGATGAAGCGAATACCGCTGTACCGCGCACTGCGGAACCACTAACTGTGTAATTGGTAAATTCTTTACCACTCAAACTAGCCATAGTATCTGTTGCAGCTGGAGTTAGTGTAGCATTTGTTAAACCAAGATAAGGCCCAGTTACTGAATAGGCAGAGCCTTTCATCAAAGTATCAAGCATTAATTGTTTACCAACAGCAACCACTAAATTAGGAGATTTTGTTTCCCATTTAAAGTTACCATCTTTATCGTGACAGACAACATGGAACCAACCTTCAATGCCCATTCCTTCTGGAATCTTAGCGTTGGCCTGCATAGTTATTTCAGCGTGATCGCCAAAGTTTGAAAGTTCGTTAGTCATATTTATCCCAATCTTAAAATTGCAGAAGTGCTTGATGCAATTGGAAACTGCACCGTGAAAGAAGTAACAGATTGTTTTGTATTACCAAAATCAAGCACAAAAACAGCTGGGTTAGTTGTACCATTATTTAGATATACCAAACACCCTCTTACAGATAATGATCCATACCATGTAGCGTTAGCAAATGATAAATAAACCACATCATTAGAAGTATCTATTGTAGGTACTTGATTAATAGTCAACGCTTGACCACCAGCTGTATACCCAGTCCCAGTTACTTCACCAGCAGAAGTGTATGCGGTTGTGTACTGATTAAGTGTCGCCGCATTTGTATAAAGCGCAATGTTATACGTCTGAGTAGTGCCTGAGCCAAAGTTAAATGTCCCATCAAGCAAGCCCTGCTTAAACGAATCACATGTCCAATTTCCTGTAAAAGCCATTAGGTCACCGCCTGTCTGTACTGACCAGACCTGTATGCGTCTTGTCTCTCTAGCGCATCGCCCAAACGCTTAGCTTCACCAACGGCTTCTTTGTATTTGGTTTCATACAAAGCAATAATATCCGCTTCGCCCTTCATGAAGGTATAAGCCTCAACCAAACAGCCATAAAGAAGTACGTTATCGTAGCTATCGCCTAACCATGTATGACCTGTTGCATTAGATACGGTAGAAACAGTACATGCAAAATTTATACCGCTTGATCCAATTGTTGTGGGCGCAGTCAATGTATCCCCAACAGAATATAGGGCTCCACCACTTGTAACAGTAACGGAAGTTACCGCACCGCCTGATACTACAAATGTAGCAATGCAAGAATTCCCGTTACCACCATTTAAAGTAACGTCATAATATGTGCCGTTTGTATATCCTGTACCACCTGCAGTAATAGTCAAACCTGTCACAGCACCTTGGATAATTGTGGGCGGATAGTAATAGTAATGCAGTTCTACTGCATATGCCTGGTCAGGAGTTGGGCCAAGCATAAAAGATAATTCGTTGGGATTGCCATACTGTGGGCCAAAAAGCGCATAGTAAATAGGCGCGCTGTTATAAGCTGAACCTACCGATGGATAGGCTTGCCTAATGAAGTTAACATCTTTGTTAAGCAGATATGTGTATGTGCCGCCTGTAACTACCCCATTAGTAAATGTAGCGTTCTGAATAATTGCGATGGAATATACAGATAAGAAATCAAGTGGGCAAGATAGGTACGCATTACTTGCTGTAGTCGTACCATAGGAGTTAGCGCGAAGACTTGGGAACTGAATCGTGTTGTAAATGCGTTGCTCAGCCTGCTCTATGAAACGATTTATCTGGGTCGTGCTTGACTCAGTCGTGCCATCGGCAAGATAAACTGGAGGGAACTGATTTTCTGTGTATCCCTGTATCGCAGTTACAAGTTCAGTATAGGTCACGCCATTGGTCCCCTAGACATGAAACCGCGCTCTGCAGCACCAGCTCCACGCATCTTTTGCCCACTTGTTTTAATTTCATTGTTGTTACCAATAGAAACAGTACCATTAAGTGGTGTCCAGTTTTCACGAGTTGGCACAAGAACTTTTAATCCAATCTCTGGATTATTAGGGTTTTTCTCTATGGCATCAGTAGCGAACCTTGTGCCGTCCATGTCATGTGGAGGAGCGTATTCAGCTGCAGGGCCATCAGTCTTACCCTTGCCAGTACGAATAGCTGGGCTATCTTTTTTTGTAGGAGTTGGATTCTTAGCCATTATTTTTTGCTCCCTTGATTGGCAACTTTAGCTAGATTACGACCCATAGTTTGCATATTGCCGCCATTGGTTAAACCGCCTTTAGCCATTTTCTTCATGGGCATACCGCCTTTTTTAAGAACAATCTTAGTATGTTTACCAGGATGCTCTTGTTTATCGTGCTCTCTAAAAGCTTTTTTGATCATGGCTTTATCTTGAGCCAAATCACTATCCATTTCTTTTTTAGCCATAATCTTCTCCTAAGTAGTGGCAATTGTAACTGTACCTAGCGTAACCTTCAACACTAAATTGTTTGGTGTCAAGTAGGCATCGTTGGCTTGTGAGCCGCCAACAGGGTTCCATCCCCATTGAATAATCCGACTTCCTGCTTCTGGGAGTCCTACACCTGTGTCTTTTGTAGACCCGCTGTTCGATGTCTGCAGTCCGCTGTTTCCTGATACTTGGTAGCTGTTATCCCGTCTTGGTTCCATGACCGATTGTGGGTCATTAACAGGATACAAACCAAGTTGAAGCTGCGGATGATCAGGGTCCCAGCAAGTTGGGCAAACTTTAATCGAGTAGAGCTTGGTCTTGATGACTTCTTTTTTAAGCTCCTTTAATTTATAGCGCTGTCCACATCTGTCGCATTCGGCAATCGCATATTTACCAGAAGCATATTTGGTTGGCATTTAAGCACCTCAATAGAATAGCTGTCGTGGTACGTAACGATCAGCAGCCTTGTCCCTGTCTTCTTGAGACGCTAAGAGCCACTGTTGTTCATAATCTTGTTTAAGCATCATCATTCGGTTCTGATCAATATTGGGTTGCTTTACGTATACGTAATAAGCTAGACCCGCTACCAAACAAGGAATAAGCCTGAACGGGATATCTTCTACGTTTACACCAATACCAGCATCCTGCAATCTACGCAAGCGCCAGTAGATGAATGAATAATTACCGCCCGCATCTGGAGTAGGCCATACGTTAATACAGGGAAGATTCAATTGAATTACAGCCGCCCCAGCACTGTGAGTAGCTGCGGTTGTACCGTTTTGGCCTCTCCAACAATTGGTTAGGGTATTCCCTATGACGTTGGTGTAGCTGATAACTTCGCTGTCTAACTGTATAAACCCTGTAGTGGTTAACCCTACTACGCTACTGAGCACGATGGATGTATCTGTTGCTAAAACATTACTAGCTACGGTTATGCTGGTTGTGTTTGTTTGCGCTGTCTGGCGGTTAATCCAGACCTGGATTGGTCTACCGTTTGCGAGTTTGTTCGGTATTGTGGAGTAGGTAGATTCAGATATCCGCGTGATGTTGATATCAGTCTGTGTACTCGCTGTTGCATTATTTTGTCTGACAACATGGTCAAGTAAGTCAATCGTGTCTGATGGGAGTGGATATATAGCTTGACTGCTATTTAAAAGAATCGTGCCCTCTTGGATTGTCCAAAGGTTAATACCACGATTCGCCCACTCAATTGTTAGTAAATTTAATGACCTGGTTGCTGTACGATACTCATAGCCCGTACGAACTTCAATTCCGGCACGCTCAAACGCCTCCTCTATTAACTCAGAAAGAGCAGGTGTAAACGATGCAGTACCGGAAGTGTAGGCCATTATTAGTTAGCTTTATTAGAAGCAGACTGCTCTTGTGCAACTGTTTGAGGAGCTTCAACTACAGGTGCAGGCTCTGCAACTTCAAGAGTTATTGGTTCTTCAGGATTAGGCGCAGGCATAACAGGATTAATATGTGCTTCAAATGCGTCATGCAATTTTTGTGTAGCTTCATGTACGACGCCATACATATTCTGTTCAACAGCCATCATGTGCTTGACTAGTTTAAACAGGTGCTCTGCATTTTCTTCTATGTGATTAACTAAACTCATTTTTTCTTCCTTGTCTTGGCTGATTGAATAAAATCTTCTTTGCTGGGAGCGCCTTTGCTACCAACTTTTCTCATATGCTCGCCAGAACCGTGTTTTATTCGTTCCTGTTTAGCATGGATATTGGCATAAAGACCAATCTTCCCGCCTTTCTTACTGCCCTCAGTCAGTTGACTTGCTACAGCATTTTCGTCTCTTATTTGAAGTAGTGGGTCACCAATTACGACATTACCCTCATCATACTTCTTGATCTTACCGCCGCGTTTATATACCTCGACATCATTCGGATTGTCCTTACGAACAACCGTTTTAGGCTTAGGCATTTTAGAGGGAGCTATTGCCCCCATCCCGCGACTTGATCTCATTTCTTACCGTGAGCCATTCCGCCGCCACACATAGACTTAACATGCTCATGAAACTTCTTGTGTCCAGCAGCGTGATCGCCATAAACTTTGTGGTGGTGCTTGTGGTCGCCTTCTTCCAAATTTTCCATCATATGCACATTGTGTGTATGTGGTGGGCTTGACTCTTTCATGAGTGGGGGATGATCCATACCTTGCTTCATAATATTTCCTTATCTAAATGTACCTTTGGTTCTACCTTTTTGAGCAATGCCATCTCCACGAGAAGACGCCATGCCACCCTTTTTAGCTCCTGGAGCTCTAGACTTATAGTTATCAGAAGTTGCTTTATTAGCTTCTCTTCTTTGCTCTACTGCCATCCTACCGCTAGGAGTAAAAGTATCCTTTAAATAACTACCAATACTTGAAGCTACCTTACCAATTTTTTCAGCGGCGGCTTTTCTATTTGCAGCGGCTTCTTCTGGCGTAGGAACATTAGGGTTAGTAGATGTTTTTTTAGGAGCAGATTTAGTTTCAGCTTTAGGAGTTGGGGCTTCTGTTTTTGGAGCAGGATTTGATTCTGCTTTTGGAGCTGGAGTTTCTGCTTTAGGTGCGGGTTTTGATTCCGCTTTTGCCGCAGGTTTACTTGAAGCTAACTCGGTTGTGTAGCTTTTACCATTCCAAGTAAATGTTTTGTCTCCACCAGAACGCGCAGAAGCAAATGCGTCTTTAAAAGATTGTGGGGCTGCGGCATTAGTAGCGGCATTAGTAGCGTCAGAGTTAGCTTGCTGATCCGCAGTCATCGAACCACGGTCGCTTTCGTCTTCTATCTGGTCGCCTTCTGCGTAACGTCTAGTTTTTTTCATGTCTATTCCTTACATGTATCTGCCTTTGGTCATGCCTTTTTGCTGGATAGCATGCTGACCAAAACCTTTGTTACCTTTTTTCAGGCCTTCTGAACCTTGTGTTTCGCCAATGATTGTTCCGCCTTTAGCGTACTTCTTGGTCATGCCACCTTTTTTCATGCCTGTGGTAGAACCCTTCATTTTCTCTTCGATATCTTTGGTGTGTCCGCGCTTTTGAATGCCATGCTCACCAAATTTTTTATCCTTGTTTGAACCCTTTTCTACGTCCTCTTTCATGGTACGTGGGCCCATTGTTTCAGCTTTACCACCAGCAGCCATCTTCTTGGTTGCTCCGCCTTTTTTCATTCCACCCATACCGCCCATACCGCCCATCGCAGGGGCAGGTTGAGCCATTTGAGCTTTCTTCATAGCCATCATAGCTGCTAATTTTCTTGGATCTGTTGCCATAGTATCACCACCTTTTGAGAATTTTTTGCCTTTATCGGCACTGCTAAAGTCTTTTCCCACAGATTGCGGGATACCTACCTTTTTGGCAAACGCTGGATTATGGGCCACCGCTTCCATAAGATTATGTTGTTTCTTACTCGTACTAGGCATTTATTGCTTTCTGTTGAATAAGTTGATCAATTTTTGCTTCAAGCTTGTTAAGGCGTTGGTCAATGTGGTCGCTAAGGCGATTAAGTTCTGCCTGGGTGATGTAGTCACGAGCATTCTCCTCACGAGTTTTATTTAACAAAATGTCAAGTCGCTTAATCTCATCAAACTTTTCTTTAAGTAGGAAACCTATGATTGCCAGTAAAACTGACAATACAGCATTCCAAAGCATCATTAAATTCGAGTCCATCAGCATTTCCAAGCTCTGAGTGATTTGTTAATCCGACTATTCGGGTCTTTTGCGGTCTTTTCTGAGGTAAGTTTTTTCTTCATCCCAGTCATCCTCGCGCAAAAAGAATCTTTCCTTGATCCGCCTTCTGGTTGCGGCGGTTTCAAGTTGTGCCCTTCTTTCTTCGCGGAAGCGCGACCCTTCGCGTTCAGACCCCCATTGGGGTTTTTGCCTTCTTTTCTCTGCCATGCTGGACTCTTTGCCATATTATGCCATTGCCTCTTGACAAACCACGTTAACTTGAAGTGTAACACCGCTACTGTTAGCGCAAGTAACCGCAACCGTCAAAATATCTGCTACGTTACCCCTGACGTTAGTCAATACGGGGAAGAAGTTTGTCAAATCAAGCTGTTGCAAACCGTTAGGAGGTGTAGAGAATGCGTACACAACCTCACCACCAGACATCGCCACAGAGCTTAAATCCTGTTCCGCAAATGAGTTGTATGAACCAAGAGTATTCAAAGGAGTAAAACTTGCGCCTGTTAAAGATACCTGGTTTGTAGGTGTAGATGTAATCAATTCAACCAAACAAGTTTGTGAAGAATTTAAAAGCAGTGTCTGTGGCAATAATTGACCACGATCAATCAAGCCAATCTGGTAGCTATTTCCAGAAGCAGGTGGGTTACCCAAAGGCAATCCTGTAACCACATCTCCAAATGTCAAAGCACTTGTTGTGTTGGATGTGATACGGCCTGTATATGGAGATACTGCTGATGCGCCAGAACTATAGTTTCCAGGAGTTACGTTACCCCATACCACAGTAACTGTAGTTGTTGGGTTAGTAGCAGGAATGCTGACTGAGAAATTACCATTCATTCCAGATGGAGTTGCGCCGCTAATGATAATTACATCACCTTGTTTTAGTCCGTGAACAGAGCTAAATGTAATGGTAGATGAGTACTGTGTTAGACCCGCAATCGTTGAACTAGCTGGGTTAGAGATAGCGCTGATTGATGGCAAACTAGCCTGGTAGTACACAAACTTACCAACCCACTGATTTGCACCCCAGTATGTAGCTGTAGGCGTAGATGTCAGTGTTGCACCACTTACCAATTGGATTGGCAGGATCATGGTAGATGTTGTTGGTACGTTTTGGATCAACCAAGTTTGAGCTGGGTATGTTGTGGTTCCTGTTACGGTTCCAGATACAGTACCTTGGGTTGTGCTTAGTTGATAAATACCATTTGCGCCAGGGGCAGTAACCGTATAGGTTCCAGATGCTTGAACCGTAAATGCTTTATTAAGTGTAATTGTTGCGCCATTAATGGCAGTAATATAAGTACTAGTTGGAACTCCAACACCAGTAATTATCTGTCCAACAGCAAAAGAAGCTGAAGATGCCAATGTTACTACACTAGAACCAACTGCTCCGCCACTAGAATAATTTTGCGATGTTGTTGCGGAATAAAAAGTATATGTACCAGCCGCCTGAGCGGTTAAATTATTACTTAAAGTAAGTGTTGCGGTACCAGATCCAGCAATAACAATAGTACCCGCAGGAATTCCTGTACCTACAACTGGCGCTCCTGTAACTCCACTTACATTCCCTGTAAAAGTAATTGTATTTGCGCCGACTGCTCCTCCGCTGGAATATGTCGCAGTTGTTGAGGAGGTTACAAATGCTGATAATTGTTGAACAATAGTTGTACCAGCAGTAATACCTGTACCCGTCACAGTCATACCAGGTTGGAATGCGCCAGATGCTACAGCAGTAACAGTTAAGTTTGTACCAGACACGCTATAGTTTGTAGATGTCGTAGTTCCTACTTCAGTAAACGAACTAAGAGTTACATACTGAGCTGGGCTGTTAGCGTTAGCTGTGTTAGTTACTGCATAGCCATGAGCAGATGCAAATGTAACTAGAGCTTGACCGCCGTTAGACTGACCAACCACGCTAGAAATAGCAGGAGTAGCGGCACTGATTGTCAAAGTTTGTGCAGTACCACCAGTACAAGCCGCATTAGTCTGATCAAAAATATCAGAACCAACAGCTCTCATACGGAATGACATCGCAGGGTAGCGTGTAATTGCAGCTGAAGGAGCACGGTTTTGAGTCTTAGCATCATTACCATATGAATAGGTAAATCCACGCTGTCTATCAATTGAACCTTCAATCAACACAGACACACCGTAGTGAGTCATTAATGAAGATACT